TTTTAGAGAATGCTAAAACATATGATTGGGGATTCAGTGTTGGTTCTATTGTTAGCGGATTGGCCGAAGCCGTGTATAGACTTGTTAGAGATAAAGAAACCTGGTCTAAACTTGGTAAACGAATTAGTGAAGGTATTAACGGTTTTATAGAAAGCATGGGTCAAACTGTTAATAAAGAATGGGTCGGATTTGGAATGAATCATGTACCTATATACGAGGAACTTAATGGTTGGCAAGTAGCGGGTAGAGCGTTAAGCGGCTTTGCAACCGGCCTGCTTGAAAGTATGAAAGAAGCAATTAAAGGTGTAGATTGGCAGAAATTAGGTGAAGGTATAGCAGATTTTATATCTTCCATAGATTGGACTCAAATTGTAATAGATATGAGTGGTCTAGCGTGGCAATTACTTGTGTCGTTATTAACCGCATGGAAAGGTATGACCGACAGATTAATGGAAAGCGATAATCCATTTGCTAGTAGTCTTGGACTTGCTCTCAAGACTACATTCAAGACTACATTTAAGGGGGCAGAATGGTTATCGGATCAAACAGATTTGTGGATAAATATGGATAAATATGGTAAAGAGGCTTCAGATGCATTTACCAAAGCGTTCAAAGAAAAATACGGCGAAAAAAGTATAGCACAAGTTATTGAGGAGCAAGGCACTATTGATAATTCTGTATATGAGGCCATTCAAAAAGATATGGAAGAAAAAGGTCATGGTGCCTATGGAGCTTTCTTTGAAGGCGCATTTAGAGAAGCGACTACTTCATTGTCTTACGGAGATAGTGATATAGAGGCACAATTCTGGAGCATTATAGGCGGATATACAGAATCAATGCTAATCGATAAAGCAGATAAATTAGCCGAAGTGTTAGAGAAGAAAAATAAAGAATGGGGCGAGAATTCAGGAAATGCATATAACAAAGGCATGGATGATGCAGATGTAGTTGGTAATGTAGAAAAAACATTTGGTGGACTTGAGCCCGCAGTAAAGGGTATATTAGCAATAGGTTCTCCTTCTAAAGTATTTTATGATATGGGTGAAGATACAATTGCAGGTTTCTTAGGACCATTTGACACATTACAGTCTAAGTTTACATCAATTTGGGAAAGCGTAAAGAATGGAGCATTGTCAGTAGTATCAGGTATGCAGAGTGCGTTATCATCTATGGCAGGTTCAATACTTGGAATCATTAATAGTCTTGCTACAGGCATGACAAGCATTTTCAATGGAATTATTAATGGATTTAATAGTTTATCAGGTTTGAATCTTAATATAAGTGGAATTGCAAATGCTGGATTATCTGGCGCAACAAAAGGAATTCCTCATCTTGCTACTGGTGCTGTTATACCACCCAATAGTAAATTCTTAGCAATGTTAGGTGACCAGACAAGTGGAACTAACGTAGAAGCACCACTTTCTACAATAGAGCAGGCAGTACGTAACGTAATGGCTGAACAGAACATTAACGTAACATTCGAGGTGCAGGGAGATCCTGAACACATCTTCAATGTAGTACGTAAACAATCAAATCAATTTACAAGAAGAACAGGCCTCAATTGGACTTGATGGTGTTATAGTCTTGTGATATAATATTTAAAGAGGTAAGTGTAATATGGCATTTAGTAATTACTTAATTCAAATAAGTGGCGGTACAACAGCATATAATGTGCCGCTCGAATATATGAATGAAAAATCCTATAAGTGTACTTTTTCCACCTTAGATTTGGATAGTTATAGAGATGCGAATGGTGTATTACATAGAAATGCTGTATTACAAACGCCTCATCTAACTTTTGATACACGTCCACTTCTTCGTCATACTGATATTGATGATTTGTGGAGCAATATCAGAGATAGATATATAATTTCTATGGAAAAGTGCGTATTAGCAAGCGTGTATGTGCCAGAAAAAAATGACTATTATACGGGTAAATTTTATGTACCTGATACAGAAATGACAATTAGTTCAATTAAAAATGGAATCATTTTTTATGAACCAATAACTTTTGAATTCATAGGATATGGCGATTAAAGGAGGTCAGTATGAATTTATCTCAGTTTTTATCAAAATTAACTTCAGGTAATGTTCAGATTACAGTAAAAGATTTAGAGTCTGGTTCGGAGATTATAAATCTTAAAGCAAGCGGATATACAGCATTAGATGATGCATTAGAAGCAAGAGAAGTTATGCAGTGGTCAGTAGTTACCGCAACCCATATTGAAGTAGTTCTTGGAGAAACTCTAAACGGTTAATTAAAGGGTGTGACTAATGATAGAATATGTAAATGAAGAATTGTTCTATGAGGATAGTGTACATAAAGAGTATATAATACATTTCTTCCATGTTGAAGATAATGAAGTCATAGACGATGATACTTTTACAAATGATGATTTAAAACAAGAAAGCATGAGCGTTACGGAGAGTGTCTGCTCTCAGCCTACGCTCATGTTTGGTGGTTGTGAATCCAATAAAATTCAGTTCACACTTCAAGGTATAAGAAGTTCACATCTTGACCAGACATTTACTGTAGATTTAATTTTAGATGGTGATGATGAGAATCCATTCAGGATGGGTACTTATGTAGTTAAGTCTGATAAACCTACAGCGGATAGAGAAGGTCGTGAAGTAATAGGCTATGATATGCTTTATGACATTCTTAATGCTGATGCATTATCGTGGTATAACTCTCTTAGTAGCACATTTACCATTAAGCAATTAAGAGACAGTTTTTGTACAGCATTTGGATTAACACAAGAAACTGTTGAGTTGCCTAATGATGATGTCACAATGACCAAAGTGACTAAGAATTCATTATCAGGTAAAAAAGTAATTACAGCGATATGTGAACTTAATGCTTGTTTCGGCGTAATGGGAAGAGATAATGTATTCCATTACAAATTTATAAATGAGATTATAGAAGGATTATATCCTGCTAATACATTATATCCTGCAGATGATTTATATCCTAGAGAAGAGGCAGTAGGTAAGGTACTTCATAAGTCCCAATATTTAACTGCAAAATATGAGGATTATATAACAAACAGGATAACAAAAATTCAAGTTTGGAATAATACAGATTATGCCGCACTTGCTGTTGTAGGAAATGGTAGTAACATATATAATATAATCAATAATGAACTTGTGGATTGTTTGAATTCTACCACAGCAAATACTGTGGCATCAAACATATACAGCCTTGTAAATAAAGTGTGGTATATGATATGTGATGTTACGGCAGTAGGTAATCCTTGTCTTGAAGTTGGCGACACAATAAGACTTGTAACCAAATATGATGTTGTATATATGGTAGTTATGGAACGCTCATTGAAAGGAATTCAGGCGCTTAAAGATGAGTATGTGTCCAATGGCGAAGAGTTCAGAGTAGATGATGTAACATCATATAAGAATGATTTACGAAGAAATGAAATAGCCGCAAATAAAGCACAATCATCAGCAACGAGTGCAGGACAGTCTGCCGCATCTGCCGCATCTGCCGCAAGTACAGCACAAGGTATTGCTGATAGTGCAATATCACAAGCCCAGGCTGCCGCTAGTGTGGCAAGTAGTGCCGCAAGTACAGCGCAATCTGCGGCTAGCACAGCGCAATCTGCCGCAAGCACAGCGCAATCTGCCGCAAGTACAGCGCAGGCTGCGGCTAACACAGCCACTGCGGCAAATAATACAGCAAACAGTGCAAATGGTAGATGTACAGATGGTACACAAACCATAACGTGTGCGACTGTTCGTGCTTCTACATATCAATATTTAAGTGGTGGTCAGTATGCTGACTTTACAAGAAGAACTATAAAAGACGGTAATGGAAATTGGGTAACAGTTTGGACGTAAAGGAGGTAAAGCATGTTAAAGAATTATGGTAACATATTCAGTACCAGTGCTGATGATTTACAGGTAATAATCGAAGCATTAGAGGCTGAAGGATTTGAGTTTGCTTATATCAATGATATGAGTGGTTCTGTTATCAAAGAGATAGTAGAAGAACAAGGAGAATAAAATGCAGAAAGCATATACCCCCATAGATTGGAAGAATTATCCTGATACAAGTACTCCGCTTAATGAAACCAATCTTAATAAAATAGATACTGCATTAGATACAGTCGATACCAGAGTTGTTGGTTTTGATACAACTAAAGCCAATCAGACTGATTTACTTCAGTGTATTTCAGGTGCCACATATAATACAACAACTGGTGTTATAGTACTTACATGGCAGAACGGTTCATCTCTTACAATAGATTTGAACATAGAGAAAATACCTGTATCATTCACAATGAGTGATAAAGGTGTAATTACTATGACCACAACTGATGGTACTACTTATACAGCAGATGTGGGTTCTATAATTAAACCGTACAATTTTGTTGATTCTGCAACAATTGATTTCACTGTTACCGCATCAGTTGATCCCACACCGTTAGAAACTTATTTTTCAGATGAGGTTACAACTACTACATTAACATTATCAAATCTTTCTGGTGCGCCTGATGTTATAAAGATTGAACCCGCAACTACGGGTCAGAATTTAACCATCACATCTTTCACAATCAATTATGATACGGCCGCAAGTACAGGACTTACTGAGTCCTATGCTATTGGAGCAAATAGCACAACAACATTCTTACCCACAACGCTTAAAAACCTCAATTCTATTGAGGTTGTATTTACTTCAACAGGTTATGATTATATAATCACAGGTAATGCAATAAGCGAAAAAAACGTAACAGCAGATATAAAGAACGGCTCAGTAACAGAACAGAAATTATATCCTAATTTCTTAGCAGATATTAGAGCCGTAGAATCTCAGGCTGATGCAGATGCATTACGTGCTGAAGGTCATGCTGTTGGACAACAGAACGGCGTAGATGTCGGTCCTAGTTCTCCTTATTATCAAAATAACGCCAAATATTATGCAGAGCAGGCACAAGGTGGAAGTGGTGGTCATGTAATTAAAGATGCTACTTCTACATTCACTCAAAGAAACGGACTTAAGTTTTTAGGTGGAGTTACAATAACAGATGATTCGAATGGTGATAACACCGTAGTAAACGTAGGTGCTGGAGCAAAACCTCATCTCATTGTAATATCAGAAAGTGGTTCTGATGTAACTGCAACAAGAGTATTACCTACAGAAACAATCGTAATAACCGCAACTGAAACATCTACCGGACACTTCGAATGTGATTTAAGTACACCTAATCCACAGGATGTATATGGAACATGGACAATCGATGCCGTACTCGGTGGAGATGATGCTCAGGTAAGTTTAGTAGTAGATACTATTAAGATATATACCATAGATGATTCACATTTCCATGCCGACATAACCGTAACATACCCTACAGGTGCAACAGTAAGTTGTTCTAAGACCGGTGAACAGACTATGTATGCCACTGGTAGCCCTTACACATTTGTAGTACATAGTGCTGGTACATGGACAATTACAGGAACACGAAATAGCGTTACAGAAACACAGAGTGTAGTCATTACTACTACTGGACAGGAAGAAAGCATAACGCTTACAATCTTACCGGATGGTAGTACGGTAACGCCCACAGATGATGTTCAGACATTATTACAGTGTGCTGATATATGGGATAAAACAACATATACGACAATAAGTGATTTACTCGCAGACGATACCAGCCTTTTAACTGTACTTACAAGTGACAACGCAATAGATTACTTGGTACGGTCTACAACGTTTGCCAGCGCTATTACAGCCGACAGCGACGCTATGGCTATGATAGGCTCATACGATTATGCTGTGGATACATTACTTGCAGATAGCACATGGGCGAGTGCGATAGGTGGAAGTACATACGCAACATCGGTATGGAATGTGTCTGTACCTACGATGACAAGTGACACCACTCCAAAAGGTGTTGCAAGTGCATCAACCATTTATAATGCAGACTATAAGGCATATAAGGCATTTGATGGCAATAGTACATCAGCATGGGCTGACTCTGGTGGAAGTTCACCGCACAGACTTTCATATCAGTTTGAACACGCTGTAAAGATATTTGCATATACTTACAATACTTATGCAAACAACAGAACAAATACATATAAGATTCAGAGTTCTGATGATAGCACGAATTGGACTGATAATACAAGCATTCGCACTGCCATAAGAGACGGTCAGAATCATACTGAGATTTTAGATACTTTCACAACAAAGAAAGTTTATAGTTTTTACACTTTATCACAAACAGATACTATAACGACTTTGTCAACACTCCAATTCTACGGTCGAGAAAACGGAGGAGTACAATCTTGGCTCAGAGCAGGTGGTATAACTGATAAAGCCTATACTACTATAAGTGAACTTGCTTCTGATTCAACAACCCTTTTAGCATTGATATCAAATCACGATGCATCGGATTATTTAGTAACTGCTAAAGGTCTTATAAGTGATATTTGTGCAAATCAAACAATAATGTCATATATAGGTTTGGATAATTATTGTAGCAATAAACTTCTTACTGATGCTGATTGGAAATTAGCATTATTAAATAGTCAATATAGAGGTTCTGTATACAACTTGCAAGTACCTACAATGACATCTAACACAACACCTGAGGGTGAATGCTTTGCAAATATGGACTATAGTGGACATCCTTGGAATGCTTTTGATAAGGATGCTGCAACTACGTGGACATCCTATGGTAACTCTTTTGCATGGCCTGACTGGGTTGGATACGAATTCCCTACGGCTGTAAAATGTTATGGGTTTACATTACAAATACCCAGTCATGTAAACCAATATAAAATTCAGGCTTCTGTTAGCGGAACTGGCGATACTTGGGTAGATTTATATTCTGGCACTGCTCAACTTAGTAACGTTATGATGTCTGGAATGTTTGATGATTCTGTAGTAGACGATTACAAACGTTATAGGGTTTATTGTGTCAATGCTATTGGTTCTGGTGGATATTATGCTCAAGTATCAGAATTACAGTTCTATGGCAGAGTAGATGTATAAGAGAGGTGACAGAATGACACAACAGTATTTAGAACAAGAATTATCAGACTTAAAAACCAGAGTAACTAATCTCGAAACAAAATTCATGGCTAAAATTAACAGTGATAATAAAACTAAGAATTATACTGATGCTGATATCAACGGTACACGACAGAGTGTGGCTAATGTGACTCCGATTACATTTACCGAAAAAGGCTACATTCAAGATAAAACAGTTAGATTTAACGATGTACCCAAAGGAAATGTAACGGTGTTTTGTGAAGTGCCGTATACATTATATCAACCCGATGGTTGTAATTGGCTTGAAGTTAGATTTGACGAGCCTTTAACAAAAGTAATTGAAGTAACTATATCAATATTATAGGAGGAAAAATAAATGAAATACTATGTATTTGCTATTGAGCAGACTTTAATCGAAGGTGAGTACAACGAGTATTCGCCCGCAGTTAAAAAGTACGACACTTACAAGCAGGCAGAAACTTATTTTTTCACAAGACTCGGTGAATTGTCCAATAGTCAGAGTCACACTTGGGCAGAATTGAAAATCATTAATTCCAAAGGTGGAATTGAAAAAGAGGACTCTATCGGAGAGTATGTAGAGCAGGCATAAAGAATTAACGATAAATTGATTGTATCATTCAATAAAGTATGATACAATCAATTTATCAAAGGAGTACGTTTATGGAATGGATAATAGCAGTCTTAACCATTGTATTTACTCCGATACTTACATTGATTGGAATTGTTATTACTGAAAAATATAAGTTTCGAAGTAAAAAGATGGAAATAGACCTATCTAAAAATGAAGCAATTCAGCATTGTCAGCAACAGCATAGTAGTGATATATCTGCGGTCAGAAAAGAGTTTAATGACAGATTAGATATATTATCACAAAAACTTGATGACATTAAATATAAGCAACAGGAAACTGCGCTTCAGGTTAAAGATTTACAAGCAGATGTCCAGAAACATAACAATCTTGTAGAGCGTACTTATGAATTAGAAAAACAAGTTGGTATCTTAAGAGAGCGCATAAGTTAATGGCTGAGCAAAAGAAGAAAAAAAGAAAGCGTAAACCGCTTGCAAAGGAAACAAGCAAAAAGTTAGCCGTTGCTATATTGGGAGTAGCATTATTTGATATTCAATTATGTGTATTAGCCACATACTTTAATCATGAAATTCCTACTGAGATTGCCGTTGCGCTTATTACTGAAATAGTAGCCGTATTTTTAACTTATTGTCTTAAAGCCTATTTTGGTAAAAAAGCCGAAGAAAATGTTCGACTTGAAGAAGAGTATATAGAAAGGGATAATCGAGAATGAAAGATTATACAATGCTCATTGAGGGTATTTTCACAATACTTGTTGCCGTGATGACAATGTTCGTTATACCGTGGATTAAATCCAAGATTTCTGCTGAACAGTTATCAGAGGTTATGAAATGGGTTAAGATTGCAGTTCAGGCCGCAGAGATGATTTATAAAGAGAGCGGTATGGGCGAAGCAAAGAAGGCATATGTTATGTCGTTCTTAGATAATTTAGGAATTATGTACAATAAAGAGCAGATTAATAACCTTATAGAATCGGCCGTACTTGAACTTAAGAAAGAAATCGAAGCAGAGTATACTGAATAAGAGGATTATTTATGTCTCAAATATCTGATATCTTATCAATGGCTCAATCTCAGATTGGCTACAAAGAAGATCCAAAGACAGGTTATAACAAATATAATAAAGAATATTACGGCTACGACTGTGATTATGCATGGTGCGTAGTATTTGTTTGGTGGGTGTTCAAACATTGTGGTCTGCCTAATTTATTTTATGGCGGCAAAAAGACTGCAAGTTGTGGAACACTTTTTAATTATTATAAAGCCTGTGGACAGATAGTAACAAATAAGATACCTCAGCCTGGCGATTTAGTTGAGTTCACATTTGGAGGAGTACAGCACTGTCATATAGGAATCTGTGAATCATTTGATGGCACAAATGTAACAACAATTGATGGCAATACATCAGATGAAAGTTCAAGTAATGGTGGAGAAGTCTTAAGACGTACAAGACCTAAAAGTTGTATTTATGGAGTTATTAGACCCGCTTATGCTACAGAGATAAGACCTCAGACAACAACAGCAGATCCCGATAAAGTATGGCGTTTCTTAATGGAGAAAATCAACAATGCTTTCGGTGTTGCAGGTCTTATGGGAAATATGCAGGCTGAATCAGCATTTTATCCCAATAACTTGCAGAACGGTTACAATAAAAAGTGGGGCATAGATGATATTACATATACAGACCAGATAGATGCAGGCACACGTAATTTTATAGATGGTGCAGGTTATGGTCTTTGTCAATGGACATATAAAACACGTAAGCAAGGACTTCTCGATTTAGCAAAGAAGCAGAATTCATCAGTAGGAAATATTGATACGAACCTTGACTATTGTTGGTATGAATTAAGTGTTGGATATAAGAGTGTTCTTAAAACATTACAGAATGCAACCTCTGTAAAAGAGGCAAGTGATATCGTACTCACGAAGTATGAGAAACCGCAAGACCAGTCAGAAGAGAACAAAGCGAAACGAGCCAAAAACGGTGAAGCCATATATGAAAAGTATGCAGGTGGCGAAGTCTGGTACACAGTTAAGAAAGGCGATACGCTTTCTAAGATAGGCAAAATGTTTGGTGTGCCGTGGCAGAACATAGCGAAGTTAAATGGCATTGAAGCACCTTATACAATTTATCCTGGACAGAAGTTGAGAATCAAATGAAAGAATTAAATCATGAATACGCCTTTGAGGCATTAGGTGAGAGATTAGATAGAACAAATAGGAGATTGTTTATAATTGTTTTAATTCTTATCTCAGCACTTATAACTACTAATGTTGGATGGTTATATTATACATCACAGTTTAGCGTAGAAGAAACCACAATGATAGAAGCAGAACAAGATGGCGAATTGAACATCATAGGTGGGGGCGATGTAAATTATGGGACAGAAAGCCCGAGTAACTAGAACAAGAAAATATGTACGTAAGACTGGCGGTAACTCAGGCTATCGTAAGTGTAATATGTGTCATGGCACAGGTAGAGTAAGAATTAAAAAGTAATGGAATACTCAAACTTTGAACTAGAGCATCTCATTGATGAATGGATTCATTCAGAAAGAGATAGAAAATTATTAAAACGAAGGCTGATAGATAAAATCAAGTTTGCTGATTTGGCAGAAGAGTTTAATTACACAGTACGCCATACTCAGAGAATATATAGAAAAGCCTTTGGTGATTTATATAAGCATTTAAACAAGTAAGCCCGATAAGGGCTTATTTTTTGTCATTAAAATGTCATATTCGTGTCGTTTTCCTTTTCATCGATTGATTTTACAATTAATTTATCAGATGAAAGGAGAACAACAATGTATAATCCTTATCAGTTCTATAATACATATACTAATCCGTATATGAATCAACCACAGGTACAAACACCTGTATTACCCCAACAGCAAATAATTCAAGTAAATGGTAAAGCGAGTATTGATACTCTTCAACTCGCACCAAATTCTAGTTTATTAGCAATGGATACTTCAGCACCTATTGTATGGATGTGTGTGTCAGACGGAATAGGAAAAGTAACTTCTACACCGTATGATATTGTAGTGCATCAAGAAGAACAGCCAGTAGATGTTAGAAATATCGAGAGTAGAATTTCAGCCGTAGAGGCCACAATTTCAAAATTGGAGGACAGATTAAATGAAAAATCCAATGATGTCAAGTCTAGTACAAAGCAAGATAACGCCAGCAGTTCAACTTCTAAAAGCAATAAATAATCCAATGGTACTTATGAATCAAGTGCCAGGATATAAAGAGATGGTTGATTTCGTAAACGCAAACGGTGGTGATGCTAAATCTCTATTCTATAAAACAGCAAATGAGATGGGCATTAATCCAGAAGATGTTTTATCTCAATTAAGATGAGCAATGCGCAAGGCTTAAATATATAGAAAGGAGAACTACTATGGACAACGGAACAGGAATTACACCCGTAATGCCTATCGGTAATGGCACAGACTTCGGTGGTGGTGGATTCTGGATTTTCGCACTCCTCATTCTTGCAATGATGGGTGGTAACGGTTTCGGTGGTTGGGGTGGCAATAACAGTAATGCTATCCAGGCTGATGTAAATCGTGGCTTTGATAATCAGAACCTCCAGGCACAGACGAGGGATATTCTCACGGCTGTGAACAACGGAACAGCGCAAAGCGTTGCGGCTACAAACCAGTCATTCCACGATAGTTTAGCGGCTATGCAGAGTCTTTACAATGAGACCGCAAGAGATATTGCGGCCCTCGCAGTAGGACAGGCAAATCTTCAGGCATCTCAGAGCAATTGTTGCTGTGAGACTAAACAGTTGGTTATGCAGAGCGCGGCTGACAATGCTCTTCAGATGTCTCAGATGGAAGCCCGTCTTAACGCTAAGATGGATGCAAATGAGATTCAGGCACTTCGTGACCAGGTAAGTCAGTTACAGTTAGCGCAGGCAACAAACGGTATGCTTCGTTTCCCCAACTCTTGGAGTTATGGAGCGGGACCCTTCCCTCCCATTTACGGTTGTTGCGGCAATAACATTTAATGCCCTCTTGGCAAGGAAACTTGTAGGGGGCGAGAAATCGCCCTCTATTTATATAGAAAGGATAAAGTATGAGTAAAAGTTTAATTCAGGTAGTTAATACCACATCACAGACATTGACTGATAACAGTACTATCGGTCTTGGTACTGCCACAAGAAGATATGGTTGTAATTGCAGACTTAACGGCAATGCAATCGAAATAAACGGTGAAGGATATTTCTTAGTAGATGCTACAATTACAGTTGCACCTACTGCTGTAGGTACTGTTCAGGTAGCATTGTATGAGAACGGCTCTATCGTACCTGGCTCACTTTCTACAGGTTCTGTATCTACTGCAAATAATCCAGTCACACTTCCTATCGTAGCAACGATTCGCCGAGGATGTTGCTGTGAAAGTGCTGACAATATTACCTTAGTTCTTATCTCTGGTGCTGGTGCTGTAACAAATGTATCTTTCAGAGTGGAGAAGTCGTGAGTAAATTAGGTAGTGGTGACGATGGAGAATTTACATTTCTCGATATCGTTTCCATAGTCAGTTTTCTTGTAGGTCTGCAAAACCTCGATATGAACATCACACAAGAGGATATGCAGACTACAGAAAACCGACTTGATGAAGCATTACGAACCAAAATTGATGAGATACATAAGCACTTAGAGGAGCAGGATAAGAAGATAGATAATATTCTCGGCATATTAAAAGAAAACGGAGGAATTATATATGTTGGTTGATGAAATCTTCAAAGAAATATCAGCGCATATGATTAAAGGAGTCATGGTACATGAACAGATGGCAGATTATTACGACTTCTTGAACTTACATGGTTTTAAAAAATGTCATGAGTATCATAGCAAATGTGAAATGAAGAACCTTAGGAAATTACATAAGTACTACATAAATCATTTTAATCGTTTAGTGCCAGATGATAGTGTTGAAGACCCTCAGTTAATTCCATCATCTTGGTATAAATACTCTAGACAAGAAGTGGACCCTAATACAAAACGTCAGGCTGTTAAATCTGGCATCGAAAAGTGGGTTGCATGGGAAACAGAAACTAAGAATCTTTATGAGCAGATGTATAAAGAACTTCAAGATATAAACGAAGTTGCGGCCGCAGAAAAAGTATCATGCCTTATAAGAGATGTTGACTGTGAACTTAAGTGGGCACAACGCAGACACATTTCTTTAGCGACCTCTGATTATGATATGGGATATATCTTAGGTCAGCAAGACTGGTTACATGACTGGTTTAAGGAGAGAATGCATGATAAGCATTGAACAATTAAACGAGGAGATATCTCTAGTAGAGAATGAAACACCAACACATACAAGTATGCAGAAACTGGCCGCTATGTATACAGTAAGGGATCACATACTTGATAATAGCAATGTTGTTGTGTCAGAGTATAAAGACATACTTCCTAGTTATACTGTTTATTGCAATAATAAGAAGAAATATAAATTAGGCGAAATAACAGATGGGCCTGTTCTACAAAGTATGAATAGTCTTTGCAGGGAAATCAAAGAATTTCTACAGGCAATCTATTCAAGCACTGAAAGTGCTGAAGAAAGGCAAGCATTGAGTTCAGCCTTAAATCAGTTTCTTCTTATATATAACAAATAGCACTCGATTACGGGTGCTATTTTTATTTTACAAAAACATTGACAACGCTAAAAATATGTTGTATAATGATTACAGATAAAACAGATATGAGGTATACTATGATAACAATAAGAACTCGAAAAGCAAATAAAATAACAGTAAGCGGAGATTATTCAATCTTTGTATCATTCGATTATGATAATAAGATTGTAGATGTAATAAGAAGTTTCCCTTGTAGAGAATACTATCCTCTTTCAAAAGAATGGGAACTCCCAATAACTAAATTAAAAGATTTAGTAGAGAAACTTCCTGAATATGATTTTGAAATCTCAGGTAAATATGTGACTCTTGAATCCCCTAAAACACCTGATAACTTTTCATTTAAGACTAAACCATTTAATCATCAAATTGACGGATTTAATTTCGGCATACAGAATGATAAGTGGTTATTAGGAGATGAGCAGGGTCTTGGTAAAACAAAACAAGTTATTGATATCGCAGTGGCAAAGAAGTTGCAGAATGGCTATAAACACTGTCTGATTATATGCGGTGTTAATGGACTTAAATGGAATTGGGTTAATGAGATAAGAACTCATTCTGATGAAGAGCCTTATATATTAGGTCAGAGAGAAAGAAACGGTAAAATCGTTGTTGGTAGCAATGCTGATAAATTATCAGATGTATTAGCGTTATCAGACACGACCGGTGACAGCGCCGGTCGCTCTACCGGCTACTTTATAATAACTAATGTAGAAACATTCAGAAATAATGAAATCACTTCTGAAATCGTGAAATTGTGCAAGGATGGGATTATAGGGATGATTGCTTTTGATGAGTGTCACAAAGCAAAGAACCCTAGTAGTCAGCAAGGTAAGGGTATCTTAAAGTTAAAGTCTAAGACAATGATAGCAATGACGGGTACACCTCTCATGAATACCCCACTTGATTTATATATCATTCTTAAGTGGTTGGGTTATGAGAATCATGCATTTTATTCATTTAAGAATCATTATTGTGTGATGGGTGGATATGGTGGATATGAAATTGTAGGCTATAAAAATCTCGATGAGTTGCAGGAACAGTTAAACACGATAATGTTAAGGCGACTTAAAGATGAAGTTCTTGATTTACCTGAGAAAACATTTGTAGATGAATATGTAGAAATGACAGGTAAACAGGAACAGATATATAAAGAAGTAACAGCAGAGATTAAAGCAAATATAGACCAAATAAGTGTCTCACCTAATCCACTTGCTCAGTTAATTAGAATGAGACAAGCAACTGGATATCCTGGAATTCTTTCAAGTGTAATACAAGAATCAGCGAAACTTGACCGTATGGAAGAACTTGTCGAAGAAGCAATAGCAAATAATAAACAAGTTGTTATATTCAGTAATTGGACACAGATGACAGATGTTATACATGAAAGACTACATAAAAGATTTGTAGTGAGTCAAATTACAGGTGAAACTAAAGATTCAGATAGACAAAGAATAGTAGACCAGTTTCAAGACGGAATATATAAAGTTCTTATAGGAACTATAGGTGCTATGGGTACTGGTCTTACTCTTACAGCAGGTACAGTAGAGATATTTATGGATGAACCTTGGAGTATGGCACTTAAAAATCAGGCAGTAGATAGATGTCATCGTATAGGTCAAAATTCAAATGTAACCATCTACACATTAATGTGTAAAAATACAATAGATGAACGCATACATGATTTGGTGATGAAGAAAGGCGCTATGAGTGATGCGATAGTAGATGGACAGATTACAGGCAACAAAGCAGAATTATTACAATTCTTATTAAGTTAAAGGAGGTGTAAATATGGCAGACGAGAAGTTATTTAAGGTAGAAGAAGTAGCATTATTTGTAGGTGTTTCAGTAGCAACTATAAATATATGGTACAGATGGAAAAGAAATCATCAAGACCATGAACTTGCAAAACTTTTACCTGACTTCATTCAGAGTGGCCCGAGACAGAAAAGAATGTGGCGACAGTCAGATTGTTGGAAACTCATAGAGTTCCGTCAGAGTATTCCCCATGGCCGTAATGGTATACTTGGAGATACTACCCAGAAGTACGTTAAAAAAGGAGAGTAGTACATGAGATTAAATCCAGAAGATGTGACAGTGCCGTCACTTGATGAACTTATTCCTGCGTATTATGAGAACAAACAGGAATATAGTAGTTATGAAAAACTTATTGACAGAGACAATCAGATAATTAAAGAGTTGATGGAGAAAGATGACTTAAATAAATATGTTGTCGGTAATCTTACAGCAACTCTTTCCATTCGACAGAATGAGTCAATGGACGAAGTGAAATTACTTCAATTACTAAAAGAACGCAATCTTGCAGACGGCATTATCAAAACAACAGAATACATAGATATGGATGAGTTAGAACGTGCTATGTATTCTGGTAAGATACCCGAAGAAGTTATTGTAGAGATGGATAAATGTAAGATTGTAAAAGAAACCAAAGTACTTAAAGTAACTCGCAAAAAGGAGAAAAAGAATGGCTAAAGGAGTAACAACTGAAATATCTGCGACTAGTAGGGTCGCAATTAAAATTAAAGATAACTATTATACGATTGAGGCTACAGAAAAGAGAGCAATTCCTGAATCAGTAGATTTAGATGAAGAATGGTCTAGTCTGTGGTCATCTGTAAATAAAACTGTAGATAATCAGGCGGCTGAAATATATGAGACATTTGCGAAAAGATAATTCAGCCTATTGAAGTATATACTATAGTATGATATACTTTGCTACAGATGAGAAATCATCTCACGTTTGTTGTTTTGCTCATGTTGGTTGATATTTACGGGGTATCAATCAATGATAACTCAATATCGACCAACACAAAACTCTCATCAGATAGAGCCCGTAACTCTTGATGATGAGAGTTTTAATCTCTAAGGAGTATCTATGACAAATCCAATAATTATAATCTACGATGAAGATTCTTGTATGTTTCTACCTTGTGAATCAAACAGATATAATTCTCTATTATTAGAAGGTTATGTGTACATACTTAAATGTGATAATAAATATAAAATTGGCTTTTCAAAAGATGTTGACCGCAGAATAAAGCAATTGAGTGGTATGAAGTTGGTATAAACTATATAAAAGATGCTATCGAAGAAAGTGTGAGGGTATTAGGATGCGATATTCAGTATTAGGATTTAATCAATCAAAAGTTTTAGAGACCGATTTAGATTTAACAGATTTAATGATATTACAATATATACAACAGGCTTGTGGCGCTACAAATATGTGTCATAAATTAGACAGTAATGGTAATCCTCAAGTATGGATATTTCATCAAAAGATAATGGAAGATTTACCTATATTGAAAATATCTGAAGGAACATTAAGAAACAGATTATCTGCATTAAATCAAAAAGGATATGTTCGCTCAACAGTTGTTGCAAATGAATATGGTAGAGGCTCAAAAACATATTATGGCATAACTGAGGCGACCATGTCACTTATTTATGACGCGGTCGATGCGACCATGTCACAGGAAAATGACACGGTCACCCGACCATGTCATTCTAAAATGACATCAGATAATCTATTAAATAAAGATAATAAATTAACTAATAATATAAAAGAGCCGGAGAGTTTTCTTGGCTCAGTTAAGCAAAAAGGCAAACAAAAGAAACAATCCTTATATGATAAATGTTATGCAGAAATTCTTTCATTTACCAATAATGTAATTATACAGGACATATTAACAGAATATCTTAAATTCAGATTATCAGTAAAAGATAAACCACTATATTTTAATCAGTGGTGCGGTATGTTAAATAAACTCTCTGAATTAGCAGAGGGTGATGTTGATAATATGAGAAGATTGGCACAACAATCTCTAGAGAAAACTTGGTTATCTTTTTATCCGCTTACTACGGTTAAGTCTAAGAGCAAAATGCTAGCCTCTTGTGAGAGTAATGTCAGGTCTGATAAAATGACAGAAGATGATTATGATAAGCAAGCAGAATTTATAGAGAAGATGAGAAGGGAGGGTAAAGTGATTGAGTTTTAAAGAAAGTGTTTATAAGAAAGACGGTGCTTACAATAAAGCAGAAAATAATATTGGCTATGATAGTTTAGCGAATGCTATTGTTTTGCAAGCCCTTAATGATTATAAAGTAGCCAAAATGAGACTCAATAACAATGATTTTACGACAGAGTTTTCAAAACTTGGTTGTGAAAGATTTATCAGAGAAGTACCTAAATTTTTAAATTCTCAGTATTTTAGTGTACTTACAAATCTTGATGGAGCGTATTTGCTTCAAATAGCCGATAGAACACTCGCAAAAGAATACGGAGTAGAATAACATGAATTGTTTATATAAAGAAGTATGTGATTTGGAATGTTCAGATTCATGCATACGATATATAGAAATGAGAGCTAGACAAAATATTATTACTCTTGTGCCTGATGATTGTGATTATAGTGTATTCTGTACCCTTGCTGATATTAAGTCTGACATCAAAGCATTTGTAGAGGGCGGAGATAATTTATATTTAGTGAGCAAGAATACAGGTAATGGTAAAACTACTTGGGCAATAAAACTTATGCTCAAATATTTTGATGAAGTATGGGCAGGTAATGGATTAAGATGTAGAGGTTTATTTATTCATGTACCAACATTTCTGTTAAAGTGTAAAGACTTTGATAATAAAGATCCAGAGTTTAACGATATGAAGTCCAATTTATTGTTAGTAGACTTAGTTGTTTGGGATGATATAGGTAGTACAGGAATGAGTAACTATGATTTATCACAATTGCTTATGTATATAGACCAGAGAATACTTGCAGGTAAATCAAATATATTTACAGGTAATCTTATGTATTCAGACCTAGAGAAATCATTAGGTAGCAGACTCGCAAGCAGAATTTGGAATACAAGTAGTATCGCAGAATTGAAGGGAAAAGATAAAAGATGATTCAACTCCAAATCTTATCAAAAATATTAGCGACAGGCAAAAATGATATAGTTGATGATAATTTATTAACATCAGAATACTTTATAGGATATGAAAAAGAGTTTGATTTTATAGAGGAACATTATAAAGAATATGGAAATATACCAGATAAAGTTACATTTTTATCAAAGTTTCCTGATATAGATTTAGTTGAGGTTACAGAGAGTGACCAGTATCTTGTAGATACGATAAGGGAAGAGCATTTATTTAATCGTTCAG